GGGCTGGACGGTCGTGAAGGCGTGCGTCGTGCGGTCGTAGCAGTAGCCGACGTCGCCCGAGGTCACGAAGAGCTGATCGCCGGCGTCGCCGTTGGCCGAGATCGTCGCCGGGTGACTATTGCGCTCGACCGTGCCGCGCTGCGTGGTCGTGCCGTCGCGGTACAGTTCCCAGAAGGCGTAGCCCGCCACGAAGTAGGCTTCCCCGCCAATACTGAAGACCGCGCGGATCGGCGCCTGGCTGACACTCGCAAAGAGGACCGTGCCCGGCGTCGGCAAGAGCGCCCAGGGCGTCGCGGCGCCCTCGCTCTCGTTTTTTTCGAGATAGAGGTTGTCGCAGATCGATCGCGTCTGGGCCGCCTCGCTCGGGTACGCCTCGCCGACGAAGGGATAGCGCGGCATTACGACCAGCCCCCCGTCAGGAAGTTGTAGCTGAGCCCGCCGTGGGATCCGCTCGGGATCCCGCGGTCGCGCGTGCGGAGCTTCGGCGTGGGCTGGCGGTTGTTGCGGCCGATGCGTTCCCGGGCCTGCGCCGCGCGCTGTTCGAGCTTCGACGCGAGCGTGATGCCCAGCGGCGCCGCGATCGCTTCGGCGACCGTCAAGGTGACGGCGTTGAGATAGCCCGGCGGCAGCGTGAAGGTCGTCGCCAGCGCCATCGACGCCAACACCAGCCGCGTCATCAGCTCGATCGCGACGATCGCGTTCGGGACCGGGTAGAAGTACAGCGATCCGTTGGGCCAGGTCGCGTCGTAGTACAGGTCCGTCGGGATCCCCGCGGCGAGCGCCGGGACACTGCGATCGAACCACCACGCGGCGTCCCGCCCGACGGTGATCGGCACGCGGATCCCGCCCGTCAGGATCAGCGCCGCGCCGTCGATCGTCACCGGCCGTTGCGCGGTGACGAAGGTCCCGGTCGGGCCGATCGTCGTCGGCGTCTGCGCGGCGACCGTGCTGTAGGTCGTGAACACGTTGGCGTACACGGCCTCGCGATCCGCGTTCCAGTCATCGACGAGCCCGTTGAGGACCCCGAGGATGAACGCGGCGTCGCCGTCGCTGAGCGTCTCGAGCGGGTCGAGATGCCCGATCGCGATCGCCGCGGCGCGACAGACGCTCAACCCCGTCGCCGTGCCCGCGCTGGCTGGCGCGCTGAGCGCGGCGGCTACGGCGGCGGTGATCGTGAACACCTGGACGGTCGCCGGGACCGCGCCGGTGCCGGTGAAGGTGAAGCCGATCAGGACCGCGTCGGTTTCCGCGGCCGTCGGGCGGTAGGTGTAGTACCCCTGCCCTTCGAGCGTGGCGAGCCCCGATCCCACGGTGCCGATCGCTTGCGTGCCGGCGTCCAGGGTGACGTAGACCGTCACGGTCCCGGCAAACGCGGCGCCGGTCGTGGCGTTGACCAGCTGCGCGCCGATGGTCTGGCCGGCGGTCGCGCGGATCACGAGGACCCCCCGTCGCGCCCGACGAGCACGGTGCTGCCGCGCGCCCACATCGCCTGAAACACGGGCGGCGCGGCGCCGACTTTGGTCCAGTAGCGGGCGGCGACGTAGCGCCGGGCGAAGTAGCGGGCGGCCCCGATCATGGCGTCACCGTCGTACTGCTGCGGTTGCCGTCACTGTCGACCGTGGCGACGACCACGTTGGCCGAATCGGCGAGGTTGCGAATCGTGATCGTGGTGGTCGCCGCGCCCGAGAGCTTGCCGGCCATGCCCGCGATCAGGACGCGCAACGCCTGCCGCGCGGTGATCGTGCCGTCGCCGATCGTGTCATCGAGGATGCTATCGATCGCCGCCGCCGAGAGCGCGGTGACGGACGCGACCGATCCGACCACGTTCCCGCCGACATTCCCCGTGACCGAGGCGACCGCGCTGGCGGCCACGGCCGTGCCGATCGACGTTTTCATCGTCGCCGTGAAGTCGCCCGCGGTCGGCGCGTTGGTTAGGTTCGTGGCCGTGGTGATCGTGCCGGCCGTGATGTTCGTGGGCGTCGCCGGCAGGGCGACCGTCGTCAGGCCGTTCCAGAGCTTCGCGTTGACATCCGGCGTGCCGGCGGTGCCCGGCGTCAGCCAGGCCGTCCCGAGCAGCTGCGTCACATTCGCCGGCAGCGGCACGATCGCGCCGGTCAGCCAGTCATAGATCGCCTGCGGCAGGACGAACAGCTCGTGAAACACGGGCACATGGTTGGCCGCGTCGGTGATCGACAAGAACATCCGCCCCACGCGGTTGACGTCGGCGGCCGCGAGCTCGAGCTGCATCAGGCCCGCGTCGTTCCCGGTGATGTAGTTCAGGTCGTTGGCCGTCCCCGAGGTCGCGCCGGTGACGTTGTCGAGGATGTTGGTGGGCGCACTGCCGGCGTCGGTGTCCGCGGTCAGCGTGATCCGCTCGTTCGTGATCGTCAGCGCGGTTTCAATGGTCACGCCGTCCGTGCGATCGTAAAAAGGCCCCACCGACATCAGCACCGCCGTATTCGATCGGAGGAATCTCACGCGCGCCTCGCGCGGGCCAGCCGCTGCACAATCGGGACAATGGCGCTGCCGCCGGCGCCCGCGGGTGCATAGGACGCCATGACGCTATGCGTGCTGTTGTTGCTCATGTTGTTGACGGTCATGGCAAAGGACTGCGCGGGCGTGATCGCGGCGTTGGAATCAAAGAGCGCGACCGAGCCCGTTGCCGCATCGAACATGCGCCGCGTCGCGTTGGTGCCCGCGGTATACCCGGCGCCGCCGTTCCAGCCGTTCGCGCCCACGAAGGCCCAGCAGTTGTCGGCCACAGTGGACGTGAGCGTGGTGGTAATCGTGCCGCCCGAGCCGGTATTGCTGGCCGTCGCATCCGGGGCGCCGGTTTGGGACACGCCCGAGTAACACGCGGCCACGGCGACGAGGTAATGCGTGGACGAGGCGCTGATCACGACGTTGTGCGACCCCGCCGCATTCCCCAGCAAGCGGAAGAGATGCAGCATCCGGTTGTCCGTGCCGGTCGTCACTTGCTTTTTGTCCTGCGTCATGGCCACGCCGTTATAGGTCGCCCCGGTGATGTCATCGACGGTGGCATCCCCGACACAGGCGACCAGCAGCAGATCGTTGCCGGTCGCCACGTAATCGAACGCCGCCGTCAAGGACGCGCTCGCGCCGCCGTTGTTGCCGAGGTCCCCGGCGCCGACGAACGCAATCGCCATTTAGAGCAGCGCCAGGATCGTGTTCACGGCGAACTGGACATCGCTGTCGATCGGGACGGCCGGGGCCGCGGCGCCAATCGTCGCGTTGCCCGCCGCCACGCGCCACGCCATCGACGGCGCATCACTGCCGGCGGTGCGAAAGATCGCATCGGCGCTCGTCAGCGCCGCCTTCGTGCCCGCGCCTTGCGCCGCGGTGCTCGCGAGGAGCTCGTTGGCGCGGAAGATCAGCGCGACGCGGATCTTGTTGATGAACGCGTTGTCGACGGCGAGCGTCGCTTTCTCCGCAAAGGTGCCAGCCATGTACTGCGTGCCTTTCGTTGTCGGCCAGACCGAGAGGCCGGTGGCCCTCAGAGCCGCGCGGTCTGGACTTGGACCGTCGAGCTCAGCGTGTTCGCGGTGGCCGCGATCGCGGCTTCCGCCGCGATCAGCGCGACCACCACGGCATCGATCTGCGCCTGGTTGTAGGCCGCCGTGACGGCGGCCTGGAGCGCGATCCGCTGCGTCGTGACGAGCAGCAGGGCGGCGACCTGGGCCGTCAGCCCGTCGAGGACGAGGCTCCCGACCGCCGACGCCGGCCGCGCCGCGACCCCGGCCTGCACCGCCGCAATCTTGCCTTGGACGTCGCTGAGGGCGCTCATGAGGACAGATACCCCTTAATGACCCAGGCCTTCGAGCCGGCGCTGGTGTTGATCCAGCACAGGTCGACGTTTTGCGGCAGCCGGATCGGATAGGTGCTGTTGTCGATGACTGTGGTTTGCGTGGCGGCGGGCGTCAGCGCGAACCAGATCACCGTGGTCCCGGTCCCGCACACGGTGCCCGTGCCGTACTTCAGCGTGTTGTACGAGTCGGCCGCGATGCCGCCCGCATTCGTGACGCTGAGGATGTCGGTAATAAACAAGGCGCGGCCGACTTGCGCCGCACAGTCCCCGCCGACGGCCTGCACCGTCGTCGCCGTCGAGACGGTGACGACACACCGGATCGGTTCAAAGCGCGGCTGCGCCTGCAGCGGGACCGTGACGAGCGCGGCGAGCGCGAGGAGCCCGAGGGCGACGCGCCTCACGACTTGCCGGCTTTCTTCGCGTGGCCGGTGACGGCGCCCGTGACGGCGTGGATCACGTCGGCGACGACGCCGGCCGGGATCGCGCGGTGCGTCCGCCAGCCATCGGCCAGCGCGACGGTCTCGGCCGCCACGTCGGGCACGACGCACGTCTCGGCGGTCTCATCGGGCGCGCCGCGATAGAGCGCGCGCGGATAGGTTTGTTCCACCATAGCGAGGGTCCTTCGTCAAAAACACGGCAGCCGACGATCGCGCCGGCTGCCGCTGGGTGAACGAGTTACGCGACCGCCGCGGCCGTCGAGCCGAAGGCGTAGACTTCGACCGCTTCGGATCCGCCGGTGGTGTTGGTGACGACGAAGCGCAGCCGCTTCGCCGTGAGGGTCACCAGGGTGAGGACCGCCGCGACGGTGTGAATCGTCAGCTTCGTGACGCCGGTCCCGAGGCCGATGGTCAACGTGGTGTCGCCGTAGTTGATGACGTCGCATTCAAACGACGTCCCGACCTGGCAGCCCTGGATCGCCGCGACGATCGCGGCCGCCGTGGGCGTGGTCAGGGTCTGCGCGTCATCGCAATCGACGCGCAGGAGGCCGCCGAGCAGCTCGGCGGTCGTCATCGTGATCACGCCGCCGCCCGTGGTCAACGTCTTCGTGACGGGGACCGCGGTCGGATAGCTCAGCGTGGAGAATCGGCCGTACTGGACCGAGGGAGAAAATGACGTAAGAGGCATGATGAGGTCCCTGATTCCTTTCCTGGGTCCGGGTTACGCGGACGCGATCACGACGGCGTCGTGGTCGTTGTACAAATTGCCGAAGCCGTAGATGCACTCGATGCGGTTGATCCACTTGCGCTGGAAGCCGTCGAACATGCGGAGGACCGCGACGCTGATCCCCGTCTCGGGGTCGCGCGCCTGGCTGCTCATCTCGACGCTCCCGCCCTGGGCGGGGTTGTCGAGC